TTTGAGCTGTGCCTGGAGCGCCAACAAATCGGCCTGCGCTTTCTCGTCGGCACGATCACCGGCCGGCGCCGTGTACTGGCGTCCCTTCGGTGTTTTTGGGTCTTTATATTTTTCAGCAATACCAGCTCGCGCTTTGGCTATCTGCGCCCCGGTAAATAACTGGACGCTGGCATCCTTTTCGTGTGCCTTACGATTCGCCTCGATCGCCTTGTTAAGCTCCCGTTCCTCGCGGGTGCGCTTTTCTGCCTGAGTTTGCCCCCATTCCACCAGCCGGTTCATTGTCTGCTGGGACTTGATACCATCCTCATCGACTTTGCGCTGATTATCTTTCTCCGCCGTCACCTTTTTGATGCCAGCGATTTCAGCCTCAGACTCGCGGATAATGTCAGTATATTTTTGTGGTACGGCTTTACCCTGCAACTCAAGGCGTCGGGCCATTTCTTGGGCAGACTTTAACCGCAACTCCGCCGCCGCCATCTGCTCCGCTTGGGACGGATCACGGCCAATGCTCATGATCTCATCCCACATCTTTTTCGCAGCCATGGCTATGCTGTCAAAAAGGCGCGGCAGCGTACCCATGCTCTCCTTAATTTCCAGTGCGCGGCTATCCATCGAACCGCTGAGCGCATCTGTCGCTATCCTAACGGCATCAGTTTGTTTCCCCTGATCGACAAGCGCCGAAATTTGTTGATATGTAGCCGTCGTCAGGAAATGGTATTTTTTATTGAGCGCCTCGATACCACCGCGGGGATCGTCGGAAAGCTGTGCAAACTGATCTACCAGTGAATCGATGCTTTCACCGCTATAGCGGGAATAATTGACGATTGCTTCCCCACTACGACGGAAATCAACAGCTGAAGATACCGACTTAGCCGCCAGCTTTGTCACCGCTTCAGCTGCGTCGCTATAGTTCCCCGTAGCCTGTCCAATGTTATACGCGAGGTTTTTCAGGCTGGCGGAACTCTGGCCGGAAGCGCCGCCGGTAGTGATCACCGCTTTGTTGAATGCCTGGCTTTGTTGTTCTGCTACGTCGTACACATGGTATAAGCCATACAACGCCGCAGTAATGCCGCCAAGCACTCCGCCCACCGCCAGCATCTGCGGTGACATAAGCTGTTCGAGCAATCCCGAACGATTCGCCAGGGTGATGCTGGAGCCACGCAAGGCGCCCAGGTTCCCGCGCGCCAGCTCTCCGAGCATAACGCCCAGCTCCCGGCGGGCGGCCGACGTCTGCAAACTGAATTTATGAGTGGCGTCGCCAGCGGTGGACAGCTTTTTGATGTAAATATCAGCGGCCGAACCAACGCCCAACTGCGCGGCACGGTAGCGCAGCAGCTCTTCCCGCGAAAGGCTCTGTGTCGCTACCTTATCTTTCAGCTTTTGGATGAAAATCGATTGGGCGGCCGCCGATGCCTCTTCGGCTTTGGTCAGCTCGCGCATCTTTTCCGCGGCGTGGCTGGTGAGCGTCAGATAGTCGTTTTGCGTGATATTGCCGGCGGCGCGGGCGGCGCGCACCTGCGACTGAATGGCGCGCAATTCCTGCGTGCCGGTGCCGAGCTGCTTGATCCGGTCAATCTGGCGGAAGTAGGATTCGGTAAGTTGGTCCTGCGCCCGGCCCGATGCCGTCGCCGTGGTCTGGGTCTCGCGCAGGCGGCGGCTGTATTCCGCTACCCGTTTGTGCGTTTCCTCGACCTCGTGCGCCACCTCTTTTGATACTTTGGCCGTCTCTTTGCCTGAGGCATTGAAACCGTCAGCCGCGCCGGCGGCGCCTGCAGCGGTTTTCTGGAATTTATCCAGCTCGCTGTTGCCGCGCTGCAGGTCGCCGGTATCGACGCGCAGGGAGATCGATGCAATGTCTGTCATGCGGGGCTCCGTGCAGTAAAAAGCCCGCGCGGCGGGCCATTATTTTTTATGGATGGTGGCAAGCGCGGCGGCTTCCATCACCCTGATATCCGTTAACGCGGTTGCCTCATCGTCGACGCCGTGCAATTTCATCACCCAGGGCAAGCAGTTGTAATCCAACCCGGTGACGCCACCCATACCGGTGCGCCATTGCGTCGCCATTGCCCGGAACACCTCGAACACTGGCCACACGTCGGGGAGCACGTCGATCGGCTCCCCTTTGACGTCCTCGGGCGTAAACCCAAATGCGGCCAGTTCTTCCGGCGACGGGTCAGGCGTATAGAACGCCGAGGCAACCGCTGTTAGTTTTTTTCACGGATCGCCATCAGCTCGCGGGTGTAGGTCATGGCGATGGAGTCGAACGCACGCGGGTAGTTTTCCAGCAGCACCAGCACGTTCTCGCCGTTGAACTCGTCAGGCAGCGCCCAGCCGGCGGCGATTTCTTCGATAAAAGCCACCATCGGCGCACTGCCGTGACTGCCGGCCTCAATCTGCTTTTCCGTCGCCTCGCGCAGGGTGTTCTCCAGCGCTTCCAGCTGGCTGCGGGTCTTATGCTTGAACGTGATCGTCAGCACACCATCTTCTGCGCCGGCGCGCGGGATTGTGACGTCTTTTTTAAACGTCGAGTTTGGGACCAGGGTAAATTTTGCTGTCATGTCGGAACCTGCGAAAAAGTGGGGCTTGCGCCCCGAGGGTTAAAATTACTTGTCCTTGTAGAACGTCATCGTGCGGGACTGTACCGCGATCGATACCTGCACCGTTTCCACCTGGTTCACTGCCGTTGCCGGCTGTGGGTCAAAAGATGGCGTTCCGGACCAATAGCGGGTTTCTTTCGCCGTCGGCACGTACATGTAGAACGGCAGAATGTCGCCAACGCGATCGGCAGCGGTCAGGACGCTATAAATCGGCAGCGTTGAATCATGCGCAAAGGTAAACGTCTGGGTCTTGGCTGCCTTGTACGTCGCCAGGTTGCGCTGGCGGTCGTCCTCAAGGAACTGGATCTGCACGTACTGCTGATCGCCGCCAGACGCTCCGACCTCGGTGATTTGAGGGATCTGCGTCCATTCGGTGATTTTGATAAGCGCGCCGGCGCCGCCGCCCGCCGGGAAAAATTTGGTATTCGACGTATCCAGTGCACCGATCGTCACCGCCGTTGCCGTCGCCGCTGTCACTTTGGCGACCAGGTTGTCGATGTTTCCCCAGCCTGATTTGATGAGCACAATGTCATCGGCGGCCAGTGTGCCATTTGCCACGGTAAACACCGCGCCCTTGGCGTTACTAACCGCCGATGTTGGCAGCGCTGCCGCCATCTTGGAACCAGCGAAAACCGTGGCGCCGTTTGGTAATGCAAATGCCATAGTGGATTCTCCAATTTTGGGCATAAAAAAACCGCCGCGGCGGTCAGTGTGTGATGAGGTGAGCGCGATAGCTCATGCTAACGGGGATGGAATAGCGGGTGTCCGACGTGATGCCACGGTAAACCGTCGGCGGCGTGCTGATGTAGCAGGTGAGCCCCCCATCGCTGAGCGCCAGGCCAACAGGGAACAAAGCGGCCACCTCATCAGCCAGCGCACGGGCGCCATTGACGCCGTCGCCGGCCTTCGCCACAACGTTGATCTGCCAGACGCCCGGCAGCACCTGCAGCTTTTCAGCCAGGTCGATCGTCGTCGTGGTCGCCGGCATCGCGTAGGCCTGAAGATAGAGCGTATCCGGCGTGTTTTCCGCGATGTTGTCCCATACCACAGGCACGCCTTTAGCATCGGCCCATTCCCCCAGGCGCGCTTCGAGCAGTTCGGCTACGCGGGTATGACTCACAATTTCACCTCCGATACGGCTGCCTGGAAATGGCGCTGGAAATCGGCAGCGGTGATCCGCACCATGCCGCCCGGCGCCTGTGATGAGTGTCCGAACTCCAGCGGGTAGGCATAGGGAACGTTATTGGTGAAGTACACCGCCTGCATGCCGACACGAAAACGCTCGATCACCAGCGTGCCGGCGGCCAGCGTTTTACCGCCCGATTTATCCACCTGGCCGGTTTCACCCTGCGGCGCAGCATCCAACCCCACCTGCCAGTTGCCGCGGAACCGGCCGCCGGTATAACCGGCCGGCGCCTTGATATCCATGCTGTCGGATACCCTGGCGCGCTTTTTCAGGCGCCCGGTCGGTGTCAGGTTGGCCGGATCGTTGCGCTGCGCATCATTGTGTTCTGCGACCGCGTCGTTATAGGCTTTGGCGGTGGCGTTCACCTCCCACAAGTCGGGATTGCCTACGGGCGACATCTGAACCAGTTGCGTGAGGATGCGGATCCCCGTTGCGCGGACTA